CCTCAAAAAAACTCCGCAGGGTCGCACGCATATGAGGGGGGATGAACATGGAGGAAAAGAAAAAATCTTCTTTAAGTAAGTCGAAGAAAACCGACACGCCAAAAAAGGCGGAAAAACTGGATGAAAATAAAGAGAAATCCGACACGAAACCTAAGAGAAGAGTAAACAAAATCACACCGGCCCGGATAAAAAAAGAGATAGATTTTTTAAAGCCAATGTTTGACGGGATAGATGATGAGGACAAGAAAAACCTGGTAAATTCGCTGATAGAGGAAGCGGCATTTCTGAAAGTGGCGTGCTTCCAGGCCAAGGAAGAACTGAAAAAAGAGGGGCTTACAACGGAAACGGTGAACGCCGCCCAGAAGTTTGTAAAGGCCCACCCGTCCGCCACGATATACGAAAAATATTCACGCCAGTATACGGCCATAATCCACACGCTTATTGAATATCTGCCGCCCAAGGAGAAAAAGAACATAAGCAGATTGGCGGCGTTGAGGAATGGGAAATAATTATATCTTCCAGTATTGGGATGCCATACAAAACGGCACCGTGACAGTAGGCGAGTGGATAAAGACCATCTATAAAATCCTTGTGGATGGCCTAAAAAGTGGCAAGTGGGATTTTGACGGGGAAAAGGCCGACAAGGCCATAACTTTCATAGAAAACTTTTGCCACCATTCCGAGGGCCGTAACGATTTATTGAAATTAGAATTGTGGCAGAAAGCCATTGTAAGTGCCATATTCGGAATCCTGGACAAAAAGACCGGGTACAGGCAGTTTAGGGAGGTTTTTATTGTCGTTGCCCGTAAGAACGGGAAAACATTGTTCGCCGCCGCCATAGCGGCATACATGGCGTATATAGACGGGGAGTATGGGGCAAAGGTTTATTTCCTTGCCCCAAAACTGGACCAGGCGGACCTTGTGTATGATGCGTTTTACCAGATTGTCCAGGCGGATGACGAACTGGAAAGCATCACGAAGAAACGCCGGAGCGACATTTACATCAAGGAATTTAACACAAGCATCAAGAAGATTGCCTTTAATTCCAAAAAATCAGACGGTTTCAATCCGCAGATGGTTGTCAATGATGAAATGGAAGCCTGGCCGGGGGACCAGGGGTTGAAGCAGTACGAAGTAATGACTTCCGCCCTGGGGGCCAGGAAGCAGCCGCTTATATTGTCCATATCAACGGCAGGGTACATAAATGACGGGGTATATGACGAACTGATGCGGCGTGCAACGTCATTCCTAAAGGGCAATTCCAAGGAAAGCCGGATTCTGCCTTTCCTTTACATGATTGACGATATAGAGAAGTGGGACAGCCTGGAAGAACTGAAAAAGAGCAATCCCAACCTGGGCGTTTCCGTGACGGAGGAATTTTACATTGAGCAGATAGAGATTGCCAGGGCATCCCTATCAAAGAAAGTGGAGTTCCTCACAAAGTATTGCAATATCAAGCAGAATTCCAGTGTGGCATGGCTTGACTATTGGGACGTGATGAAAGCCGTAAACGAGGACATACACCTTACTTTGGAGCAGTTCCGGGGCTGTTATTGCGTGGGCGGAATAGACCTTTCACGCACAACGGACCTTACGGCGGCATCAATCGTTATCTGGAAGAACGGGAAATGGAACGTCATAACAAAGTTCTATATGCCAAAGAAACGGTATGAAGTGGCTGTGAATGAAGATAACGTGCCATACAACTTGCACCGGGAACGGGGGTTCCTGGAAATATCCGGGGAAAACCAGGTGGATTATAAGGACGTTTACAAATGGTTTATAGAACTGGTAAAGGTTTATAAAATCCGCCCTCTGAAAATAGGCTATGACCGATACATGGCCGGGTATCTGATAGACGAACTTAAAATGGCCGGGTTCCAGACGGATGACGTTTACCAGGGGACCAACCTAACGCCTATCCTACACCAATTCGAGGGGGATTTAAAGGACGGAAAGTATAACCTGGGGGACAACACCCTTTTGGCATCCCACCTTTTGAACGTGGCCGTGGAAATCAACATGAATGACAGCCGCATGAAGCCCGTGAAGATTGAGAAGCGTTTGAGGATAGACGGGGCGGTTTCTGTCTTTGATGCAATGACAATGGTTTCAAAATACCATAGCGAGATTGGAAAGAAGCTGTTGAACGAAGCCGCATAGGGGGCATCCGGCAGCAGGATTTTAAAGTGGGTCAGAATTTCAACACGAAAATATTTACAATGGGTCCATGGGCGTGTTCCATGGGCCTATTTTTGAGGAAAGGGGGTAATAGTACGGGAATCATTGCAAACGTATTCGGAGCCTTTAGGGCGAAGTACAGACCGCTTTTATTGAGCCGTGGGGAATATGTGCCAACGGGAACCTTACGGGACAATGACATTGTAGGGGCCATAGCGGATGCCATAGCAAAGAACGTGGGGAAGCTACAGCCCCAGGTAATCCGAAAGGATGAAAAAGGGCTGACGGTGAAAAATGACTACCTGGCAAGGCTTTTGACATTGCGGCCATGCCCGGAAATGTCAACCTATGATTTCCTTTACCGCATAGCATCCGATTTGGTTTATACTTCCAATTCCTTTTCCGTGATTTTCTACAATGAGGATTTTACAAGGGTAACGAGCATACAGCCAATTACAACGAAAAGTTACCGCATTTTCGAGGATGACCGCCACAACGTCCTATTCCGCTTCCGTTGGGATTATGACGGGGAAACGTACACGGTGCCTTACCAGAACGTCATCCACATAAAGGCAAGGTACAACAAAAAGCGGTTCCTGGGGACATCCCCGGACATTGAGTTAAAGCGGAGCCTGGACCTTGTGGAAACGTCCGGGGAAATGATTAAAAACATTGTGAACCATTCAAACAGCCTTTCCGGCTATCTGAAATATAGCAACCTTGCGGATGACAAGGAACTAAAGGAAAAGGCCAGGGAGTTTCAGGAATCATACATGAACGCTTCCAACGCCGGGGGAGTTGCGGCACTGGACAGCACATACGAGTTCCATGAAATCAACACAAAGACAACGCCGTTGCCCACCGCACAGATTACTTTCTTGCGTGACAACGTGTACAGATATTACGGCGTGAATGAAAAGGTGCTGACTTCCACCCTTTCAGACCAGGAATGGATTTCATTTTATGAAAACGTGGTTGAGCCTATAGCAATCCAGTTGGGGTATGAGTTCACATTTAAACTTCTTACGCCAAGGGAAATAGGGTATGGAAACAAGATAGAGTTCACCGCCAACCTTTTGCAGTATGCCACATTGCAGACCAGGGACACAATCGGCGGAAATATGTTTGACCGTGGAGCCATGACAATAAACGAGTACCGGGCACTTATGTATTATCCGCCAACGGAGGACGGGGACGTGCGTATGGTTTCGCTGAACTATGTAAAAGCCGGGGACCAGAGCCTTTACCAGGTGGGGCAGGACGGGCAGCAGGGCGGAGATGGGGAACCGCCGCCGGGGCAGCAGGACAGACAACGCCGGGCAATGGAAGCGGCGGCCCGTGCTTATTTTACGGCCATGAAAGGGGGTTAGGAGGATGCCGGGGACAAAGAAAAGATTTATGGCGTGCCGGGACGGGGCACACGCAACCGTGGAAAGGTTCTATGAGTTCAAGAACGAAACGGAAACCACCGTGGACCTGTATTTCTACGGGGACATTGTTTCGGACTGGTGGGGAGCCTGGCAGGAAGAGGACCAGTACCCGGAAGCGATAAAGAATTTCCTGGCGGAAGCAGGGGGAAAGGATTTAAACATATACATCAATTCCGGCGGCGGTTCGGTATTCGCCGGGATTGCCATTTACAATATGCTGAAAAGATACCAGGGAAAGAAAACCGTCCATGTGGATGCACTGGCCGGGTCCATTGCTTCCGTCATTGCCTTTGCGGACAGCGATATGCCCACCATACCGTCAAACGCCTATCTGATGATTCACAAGCCATGGGCAGGATGCGAGGGGAACGCCACGGAACTTAGGAAGATGGCGGAAACCCTGGATGCCGTGGAAAGCGGCATTTGGAGCATTTACGCCGAACACCTGGCGGAGGGCGTGGACATTGAAACGGTGAAAGGGCTGATGGAAGCGGAAACGTGGCTGAACGGGAGCCAGGCGGCGGAATATTTCCGGGTAAAGGTGGGGGAGGAAAACACCATTGCCGCAGCGGTGCAGGATTACACGAAACTGTATTGCCATAATGCGCCAAAGGAGATATTGGAGCCGGAGGGAGCGGCAGGGCAGCAGGACACCGGGGAGCAGGAAAGACGGAAAGAGATTGTTTCACTTGCCATGGAGTACATGGCAAGGTGAGGGAGTAAGAAAGGAGAATAGAGCAATGACAAGAGAAGAGTTGATGAAACTTTCCAAAAAGGAACTTAAAAGCCGTGTGGCGGACCTGGGGAAGAAAGCCCAGGCACTTTCCGGCCAGGAATTGACGGATGCCATGGACGAAGCCCGTCTGATTGGTGAAATCCTGGATGAAATCAAGGTAAGGGAAGAACTGATGGCGGCGGCCACGGCGGCAGGGACGGCGGACCCGGAAGAGGGGGCAGAGGAACCGGGAGCCGGAGAGGGGAGCAGAGAGCCGAAGAACCAGGCCAGGGCGAAGAGCGGCAGGGCGTTAAAGGACGGGAAGAAAGTAACCTATAAGGCAAAGGCTTTGGCAAGCCCCAGGAACGCACTTTCCACCGCCAACGGGATCGTGATGCCGCAGCATGACAGCCCGGACATTTCCCCCACGTTCAACAATGTATCTTCCCTCATTGACCGGGTGCATACCGTTCCGCTTCCGGGCGGCGAAAGCTACAAGCGGCCTTATGTGGTTTCCTATGGGGACGGGGCAGGAAGCACAACGGAGGGAGCGGACTACAACGCTTCCGAGCCGGAATTTAACTATGCGGAGATTGTACGGGAGAAGATAACGGCCTATGCCGAAGAGCCGGAAGAAATGGTCAAGCTGCCGGATGCGGATTATGATGCCGTGGTGGAGGACAGCGTGACCCGTGCAATCAAGCGTTACGCTTCCAGACAGATTTTAGTGGGGCCGGGCGGCACTGGAAAGTTCCGTGGCATCTTCTACAACCCCACAGAGGAAAAAGAACAGGTGATTGACCCGGCCACGGACATTGCCACGATTACGGCCATTGATGACGGGACCCTGGATGAAATCATTTATTCTTACGGCGGTGATGAAGATGTGGAGGACATTGCCGTGCTTATCCTCAACAAAAAGGACCTTAAAAAGTTCGCAAAGTTGCGTGACAAGCAGGGCCGCAAGGTATACACAATCAAGAACCATGGCAACACGGGGACTATTGACGAAGTGCCCTATATCATCAATTCCGCTTGCGGAGAGGTTGGCGGCACCGCCGGGACATATGCCATGGCATACGGGCCGTTGTCCAATTATGAGGTGGCTATTTTCAGTGATATTGATGCAAGGAAATCCGAGCATTATAAATTCAAGCAGGGCCAGATTGCCTACCGGGCGGACGTGTTCATGGGCGGAAACGTGGTTGCCAAGAATGGATTCATCCGTGTAAAGAACCCGGCGGCAAAGTAGGCGGCAGGAAAGGCGGCAGGGCATGACAAAGGAAGAACTGATTTCCAGGGCAAAATTGAGGATTCGCAAAATGTCAAAGGATGCCCTGGACGGGGACGTGGGGCAACTGGTAGAGGTTGCCCTTGCAGACCTAAAGCGGATAGGGGTGCATCCGTCATACTTAGACCCGGAGGACATAAAGGACCCGTTGATTGTGGAAGCCGCTTTACTCTATACGGATGCCAACTTTGGGCACCCGGCCAACCACAAGGAGCTGATGGAATCCTATAACATGATTTGCACGAAAATAAAGGGCGGTGGCTACAATCGAAGCAATAGTGAAGCTGTTGGTTAAGAAGAACCAAAAGGAATACCTGGAAAAGGAAGCCTATGGGACCATACACCCGGTAGGCCGTGATGAATTTACGGCAGCAGGACAGAAGAGTTTCAAGGCATCCATGATGGTTGAGGTTTGGGGATTTGAATATGAGGGGCAGACGGAAATCATGGTGGACGGCAGGACATTGGCCGTCTATCGGACATACGGCCCCAAGAGTGACGGGAAGATTGAACTTTACGCCGGGGAAAGGGTTGGTAAGAATTGAGGACATCCATTGACGGCCTGGGGGATGCCATAATGTCACAGTTGGAGGAATGGAACGAAAATACCGTAAAGCGTGCGGCAAACGAAACATTTGAGGAACTGGCGGCAATGGCGGCAGGGGAATTGAAAAAAGGCGGACCATACACGAAGCGGACCGGGAGATATGCAAAGGACTGGACATATGACCAGAGGACAAGCCGGGCATCCGTTATAACGGGAATAAACAGCTATTCCGTGCATAACAAGAACCATTACCAGATAATTCATTTACTGGAAAAAGGCCACCAATCGAGGAATGGCGGCAGGGTAAGGGCATTTGAACACGTTGACCCCGTAAATGACACCCTGGGGGAACTGGCCGTACAGAAGATAGCGCAGAAAGTGAGGGGATAGCGTGGGGGTTGAAGAACTGGTGCAGAGGGCAAAGGAATTTTCTGTAAAATACGGAATACCGCTTGCGAAGAACCAATTTGAGGGAACCGTTGATGACCCGGTGCCGCCGCTTCCCTATATGGTCTATATGCTTCCGCATGACACGGGCAGGGGAGCGGACAACCTAAACAATTTAAAGGCAAGGGATTTTGACCTGGAATTGTATACCGTGGCGGATGATGAAGAACGGGAGGACCTGGCCGGAAAGATGGAAGCAGAGATTTTCCCGGATGTGGGATATGAAATGTACCTTGCCCCTATCCCGGATGAAGAGTGCTTCCAAACGGCCTATGAGGTAAAGGGATTGCTTACCAAGACGAAAGGAGCGAAGAGAGCATGAACAAAGAAAGCATTGTTTTGGGTTCCGGCGATTTGTATTGTACGGAGTTCATGGGGGCAGACAAGGAACTGCCGACAAATGAGGAACTGGAAAAAGAGGAAAACCGCCTGGGGCATATCAAGGGCGGCGCAGAAATCGAGTATGCGCCCTCTTTCTATGAAGCCAAGGACGATATGGGCAAGGTTTCCAAAGTAATCATCACGGAAGAGGAAGCAACCCTTAAATCCGGGATTATGACCTGGTGCGGAACCACCTTACAGAAGTTATGCCAGACGGCAAGGGTCACGGAGGACAAGGCCAGGAAGAAACGCATTGTGAAGATTGGAGGAATCGGCAATGCGGACGGAAAGAAGTATGTTCTCCATTTTGTGCATAAAGACCCGGTGGACGGGGACGTGAGGGTAACAATCGTTGGAAACAACCAGGCCGGATTTACCATTGCCTTTGCCAAGGACAGCGAAACCGTCATTGATGCGGAGTTCAAGGCACAGCCCATGGACAAGGAGGGCACGCTTATTCTGTATGAAGAGGATATGGACGTTACAGAGGAAGCGGCAGGACCGGAAAGCGGAGGGGGACAAGGCACAGAAGAGGAACCCGGCGGCGGAGCATAAGACCGTAAGAGCGGCCAGGGAGAAGCCCCCAGGCCGCTTATTCCATGAAAGGAGAATGAGGGCATGGCAGTAAAGGAATTTAATTGCAACAAGCTGAAAAGGACGTTCTGGCCGTTCACGCTGAAAGATAAGACGGACAAGGACGGGAACGTGGTGGAAAAAGGAAAGAAAATCATTGTGAGGATGCCGCAGAAACAAGTCTTTGAAGCCATTAAGGAAATCCAGGGCATGGAAGAGGAAAACGCCACAGTGGAGGACACAGAAGCCATTTACAGACTGTTGGCGGCGGTCCTTAACAATAATATGGCAAAGGTGAGGGTCACGGAAAAGGACCTGGAGGATTACGACATTGAAGAGTGTACGGCAATCCTGGAAGCCTATATGGAGTTTGTGGACGAACTGAAAATGAACCCAAACTAACCATTCCCTTTTATCCACGCCAGGATAAAGGGGAAGAGATACCGTACACATTGCTTACACGCCCGGAAAAACTGGTGATGGACTATTGCCATGTGGATATATACACGGTCCAGGAAATGGAGATTGACACCTATCTTTTCTTTATGCGTGAAGCAATGATATTTGAAAATTCCAGGACAGAAGAGGGCCGGGAATATCTGAAAAACTGTTGGCGTATGGAGCAGACCAAGCCGGACCGTGAGGGCTTGCGGAAGAATTTCAAGAGGAAAGGGGGCTGATGCTATGGCGAGGAAAGGCGGAAACAACATACAAGGCATAACAATCGAGATTGGCGGAGATGCGACAAAACTTGAAAAGGCCCTTTCCGGCGTAGAGGGGAAAGTAAAAAGCACCCAGGCAGAACTAAAAGAAGTGGAAAAGCTGTTGAAACTGGACCCCAAAAACACGGAAGCCCTGGCACAAAAGCAGCAACTTCTTTCCAAGGCCATAAGTGAAACAAAGGAAAAACTGGACGTTCTGAAAACGGCGGAAGCCCAGGTGGAAGAACAGTTTAAAAGGGGCGAGGTTTCGGAGGAACAATACCGTGCCTTAAAACGTGAGATTGAAGCAACCGAACAATCATTGAAAAGGTTGGAAGAGGAAGCCAGGCAGAGCAATATCACCCTGGAAAAGGTGGGGAACGCCTTTGGGAAGATTGGGGAAACGTCAACCAACCTGGGCAAAAAAATGTTGCCCGTCACCACGGCCATTACGGGGGCAGGGGTGGCAGCCGGAACCATGGCAAGCAGTTTTGAAGATGCCATGGCAAAGGTTTCCACCATTGCGGATGAAACGGAAGTCCCCATAGAGGATTTGGAAGCGGCAATCTTGAATCTGTCGGATGAAACGGGGATAGCCGCCACGGACATTGCGGACAATGTTTACAACGCCATTTCTGCCGGGCAGTCCACCGGGGATGCCGTCAATTTCGTTTCCAATGCCACGAAACTTGCCAAAGCCGGATTTGCCGAAAGTGGGGATGCCCTGGACATCCTCACCACGATTATGAACGCATACGGGATGGAAGCGGAAAAGGTGACGGACGTTTCCGATATGCTGATACAGACACAGAACCTGGGCAAGACAACCGTTGCGGAACTGTCAAGCGCAATGGGAAAGGTGATACCAACGGCGAAGTCCCAGGGCGTGGAACTGGACAGCCTTTGCGGAGCCTATGCCGTGATGACCTCAAACGGAATCGCAACGGCGGAAACCACCACATATTTAAACAGTATGTTGAATGAACTGGGGAAGCAGGGCAGCACGGCGGCCAAGGCGTTTGCCGAGGGAACGTCACATATCAAGGAGGGCGGCCTTACTATGGCGGAAGCCATGGAGCAGGGGTGGAGCCTTACAGACGTTCTAAGTATCCTGGATGAACAGGCATATGCAAGCGGCACAAGCATTTCCAATATGTTTTCAAGTGCGGAAGCCGGGAAAGCGGCAAACGTGTTGTGGGACAATGCGGAAAAGCTGAATGATGCCGTGGAGCAGATGGGGAGCAGCGCAGGGGCCACGGAAACGGCCTTTGGCAAACTGGACACCACAAGCAACAAAATAAAGATTTCTGTAAATCAGTTGAAAAATACGGCCATTGATTTAGGTGGGACATTGCTTGACACGTTGCAGCCCACAATAAAGAAAGTGACCGATAAGATAAAGGAATTTTCGGACTGGTTCAAGAACCTAAACGAGAGCCAGAAACAGACCATCATAAAGATTGCCGCAGTAGTGGCGGCAATCGGACCGACCTTAATCGCCTTTGGAAAAATGTCCACCGGGATTTCAAAGATAATCGGCGTGGCCGTGAAGCTGAAAGGGGCATTGGGGGCAGGGGGCGGCATTGCCAAAGTGCTTACCATGCTTACCGGGCCGGTGGGAATCGCCATTGCCGCCATTGCCGCCCTGGCAGCAGGGTTTGTGTCACTCTATAAAACGAATGATGAATTTAGGGAAAAAGTGGACAATGCCCTGGCAAAGGTGAAGCAAGCATTTTCTGATATGTGGGTAAAGATAAAGCCCATCATAGAGCAGATAAAGCAAGCGTTTATGAAGCTGTTGGATGCGCTACAGCCAGTTTTTGAGTTCATCCTTACATATATCGGTTCCATAGTGAACGGAATCATTACCGCAGCGGAGCCTATCATGTCAGCAATTAAGAACGTGGTTGAGTTCGTGACGAATATCATCCAGGCGTTCACGGCACTTTTAAGCGGAGATTTTGAGGGATTCTTTTCACACATAAAGGATGCCTTGCAGAACGCCATTGATTTTGCAAAAAATATCATCCAGGCCGTGGTGAATTTCATTATAGGATTTTTTGAGGGATTCGGCGTTAATGTAAAGAAAATCTTTTCAGACATATGGAACGGGATTGTGTCGATTTTTAAAGGCGTGGGCCAGTGGTTCAAGGACCGTTTCACAGAAGCCTACAACAACGTGACCCGTGTATTTGCGGCCATAGGTTCCTGGTTTGGGGCACGTTGGAACGATATAAAGAACGCCCTGGCCCAGGTGGCAACGTGGTTCCTTACCATGTTTACAAACGCCTACAACAACGTGACCCGTGTGTTTGCGGCAATCGGTCAGTGGTTCGGTGCCAGGTGGACGGAGATAAAGACCGCCCTTTCAAACGTCCCGGCCTGGTTCAAGACACAGTTTGACAACGCATGGACCAACATAAAGAACGCCTTTGCCAACGTGACTTCTTTCTTTTCCGGGTTATGGGATAAAATCAAGGGCTGTTTCGTGGACGTGGGTGTGAAAATCGGTTCCGCCGTTGGGGATGCCTTTAAATCGGCAATCAATAGCTGCCTTTCCACCATAGAGGGCGTGGTAAATAAATTCATAGGAATGATTAACGGCGTGATTGATGTAATCAATGAAATACCAGGCGTTTCCCTGGGGAAGATAGGCACCTTGTCATTGCCAAGACTGGCAAAGGGCGGCGTGTTGAGGGAGGGCCAGGCCATGGTGGCGGAAGCCGGCCCGGAACTTTTGAGCATGGTAAACGGAAAGGCGGTTGTAACGCCGCTTACGGGGAGCGCAAGGAATAAGGCCATGGAGAACGCCGGGAACGGCGGCGGTGG